CCTCCCCACCCCCCTTCGGGACTACCACACCGTCACTGCACACATATCTCGCGCTCAAATGCGCCAAGGCCCCCGGCGGGGCAAAAGGAGCGAATGAAGCAAATGGACGATACCAAAGGCATGGATTACCTGCGCCGCAAGCTGGCCACCAAGCGCGTGCGCGTGCAGCTGCGATACCGCTACTACGAGCAGAAGGTCACACCCCGCTCGCCCTCCAAGCTGCTGACCGAGACGCAAAAAAGCGCATACGCTTCCTGCCTCGGCTGGTGCGCGAAGGCCGTGGATTTTCTGGCCGACCGCCTGGTGGTGAGCGGCTTCGACAACGACAATTTCGACCTGGCCGGCATCTACAACCAGAACAACCCCGACATCCTGTTCGATTCGGCCATCCTCTCGGCGCTGATCAGCAGCTGCTCGTTTCTGTATTTGAGCTGCGACGAGACCGGCTTCCCGAAAATGCAGGTGATCGACGGCGGCAACGCCACCGGCATTCTGGATCCCGTGACCAGCATGCTGAAAGAGGGCTACGCCGTGCTTACGCGCGACCCGGACAGCGACCGCCCCACGCTGGAGGCCTATTTCCTGCCCGGCAGCACCACCTTTTACCCGGCGGGCGAGGCATCCTACACGGTCGACAACGCCGCGCCCTGGCCGCTGCTGGTGCCCATTATCAACCGCCCGGACGCGGCGCGCCCCTTTGGGCATTCGCAGATCAGCCGCGCGTGCATGGATAGCCAGGACAAGGCCGCCGAGACCATCACCCGCACCGAGGTGGGCGCGGATTACTACAGCGTGCCGCAGAAGTACATTCTGGGCCTGTCGGAGGACGCCGAGCCGATGGACAAAGACAAGGCCAGCATCTCCTCCTTCCTGCAATTCACCAAAGACGATGAGGGCGGCAGCCCCACGCTGGGCCAGTTCGCGCAGGCAAGCATGGACCCGAACATCAACCTGTTCCGCATGCATGCCGCGGTCTTTGGCGGCGCGAGCGGCCTGACAATGGACGACCTGGGCTTTGTGAGCGAAAACCCGTCCAGCGCCGAGGCGATCAAGGCCGGGCACGAGGCGCTGCGCAACACGGCCCGCAAGGCCCAGCGCACCTTTGGCACCGGCTTTCTCAACGCGGGGTATCTGGCCGCCTGCCTGCGCGACGATTACCCCTACCTGCGCCGCCAGCTCTACCGCACCAGGGTGCGCTGGGACCCGATCATCGAGCCGGACGCCGCAATGCTTTCCAGCATCGGCGACGGCGCGCTCAAAATCAACCAGGCCGTGGAGGGGTACATGGGCAAAGACAACCTCGAAAAGCTCACCGGCATCCGCAGCGAGGGTGAAATGTGATGGAGCAGGACGAACGGCTGGCCGCCCTGAAAGCCGAATTTGCCCGCCAGCAGCAAAACGACAAAAAGGCCGCCGCCCTGCTTGAGAAGATCGAGACCGGGCACGCGGCCTTTTCCGACGCGACGCAATACAGCTTTCGCCTGGGCGCGCTGCTGGGGCGGGCATTTAAGGCCGTTCTGGCCTCTGACGAGGACAAGGCATGTTTACTCGACCCCGACACCGCGGACGCTCTGGTGCGCCCGATTTTGGCGCAGAGCGCATCTCTGGCGGGCAATGCCGCCGAACAGGCCATTCGCACCCAGAATCAGGCCGTGGGCATTGGCCTGAACGCCCAGACCGCCGACCCGCAGCGCGTCTCGGACCGGATCGACGGCATTGTGACCAGCGTCTACATGCAGGCGGACGCCGACAGCGCGCTGGACGCGCTCGAGCGCGAGAGTGTCGGCTTCACGGCCTCCGCCGCGGACGAGGCGCTGGAAGCCAGCGGCAACTTCCTCGCTTCGGTGGGGCGCAGCGCGAAGATCGTGCGCACGGCCTCGGCGAACGCCTGCGCGTGGTGCCTCGAGCGCGAGGGCACGTATGAGTATCCGGACGTGCCGAAGGACGTATTCCAGCGGCACGCGAACTGCACCTGCACGCTGGACTACTACCCGGCGGAGCGCAGCGCCCGGCAGAACGCCTGGACGAAGATGTGGGCGCAGGAGATTCGGACTGACCCCGAATTGAAAAATATTGATCTGGTCAAGCGCTCCACGATCCAACCCGCAACCGGGGCAAATGTCTTGAACGAATACGAACGTACCAAAGAGCCCGGGCGAGGAAAGCTGACTTACGATGATGCGTACAACAAAGAAAGCCATGCCGACGAGGTCAACATGGCGAAATGGCTTTTACAAACCTATGGCGGAGATATTCAACTACTTAGCGAAAATGACAAAGAAGAAGGGGTCAAGCGCCCTGATTACCTCTGGCGTGGAAAGATGTGGGACTTGAAAACCGTAAGCAGTGAAAAAGCAGTAAACAGCGCTGCACGGCACGGTTTGAAACAGATCGCAGAAAATCCAGGCGGATTGATATTCGACTTTGGATCCAGGAATATCAACTGGGCCGAAATGACCAGTCGTCTTGAACGAAGAATTGCTGCGAGCCGCAAAAACAAAGATGAATTTGATGTTCTAATTCTTTCAAAAGGGCATCTTATTGGCGCTTTTCGCTACTAAAGTCAAAAGAAAAGAGGGGCTACCCCCCACCGTATAGCGGAGGACTCCCCTCTTCTCAAGAGAACAATCACAACAAGGTGAAATTCTCTATATCCAGTATACGCTTATGGTTCACAGAAGTCAAGCGATTTCGTCCCCGGCACGACGTTAAACTGCCCGGATTTTAACCCCAGATCACAGACAAGGAGGTGCCGATGTTGGCGGATCGGACCGAGACCCGGATCGGCCGCCAAACGCCTACGGCGGCCGTCGTGCTGCCCTACCGGCACACCCACGGCGCACAGGCCGTGGACCTCTACGCCCAGACCGGCCGCACCGCGCAGGAGTGGCAGGCCAATCTGCTGTACGACATGCTGGCCGTGGACGACGGCGGGCTGTTCGTGCACACCAAATGGGGCTACTCGGTGCCCCGCCGCAACGGCAAAAACGAGGTGGTGGCCATTCGGGAGCTGTGGGGCCTGATGCACGGCGAGCACATCCTGCACACCGCGCACCGCACCACGACCTCCTCCTCAGCGGCCCAGCGCCTGGCGCGCTTTCTGAATGACATGGGCTGGCAGGAAGTGCAGCGCGTCAAGAAAGACGAAGATTATGCGCAGCACTATATGTTTTCCAAGCAATTCGGCCTGGAGAAGATCACCCTGCTGGACGGCTCGGAGGGCACGGCCAGCTTTCGCACTCGCACCTCCAAGGGCGGCCTGGGCGAGGGCTTCGACCTGCTGATCATCGACGAGGCACAGGAGTACCAGGACGACCAGGAGAGCAGCCTGAAGTACGTGGTCTCCGACTCGAAAAACCCGCAAACCATTCTCTGCGGCACACCGCCCACGGCTGTGAGCACCGGCACGGTGTTCCAAAAATACCGCGAGCAGGTGCTGTTCGGCGAAAGCGAAAACAGCGGCTGGGCGGAGTGGAGCGTGGAAAAGCCCAGCGACGTGCACGACCGCGAGCTGTGGTACGAGTGCAACCCCAGCATGGGCACGATCCTGACCGAGCGCAAGGTGCTGGACGAGATCGGCACCGATGAGGTCGATTTCAACATCCAGCGCCTCGGGCTCTGGCTGGCGTACAATCAGAAGTCGGCCATCACCGAAAACGAGTGGCTGGCCCTGCGCCCCGCGAAACTGCCTCCGCTGGTCGGCAAGCTGTACGCCGGTGTGAAGTACGGAACTGACGGCGAAAACGTCTCGCTGTCCATTGCCGTGCACATTGACGAGGGCAAGGGCGAGCGCATCTTTGTGGAGGCGATCGACTGCCGCCCGGTGCGGGACGGCAACGCCTGGCTGGCGGCATTTTTCAAAAACTGCAAGGGCCTGGGCGGCGTGGTTGTGGACGGCGCGTCTGGCCAGCAGCTGCTTGCCGCCGAGATGCACGACGCGGGCATCCGAAAGAAGCCGATTTTCCCCACCGTGAAAGAGATCATCGCCGCGAACGCCGCGTTTGAGGCGGCGGTGTTCGGCGACGGGCTGAGGCACATGGGCCAGCCCAGCTTAACGCAGGCCGTGACCAACAGCGAGAAGCGCTCCATCGGCACCTCCGGCGGCTTTGGCTACCGCAGCTGCCGCGAGGGCGTGGACATCTCGCTGATGGATTCGGCCATTTTGGCCTTTTGGCTGTGCAGCCAGAACAAGGCCAAAAAGCGGCAGCAAATTCGTTATTAAGGCATTCCGCCTTGATATATTTACGCAACCATGCGGCAAAATGGGAGGATTTTTTATGGCAGAGTTTACCCCGATCACGTCTCAGGAGCAATTCGACTCCATGGTCAAGGAGCGCCTTGCGCGCAACGATGAGAAGTGGGCGAAGAAGTACGAAGGGTACGTCAGCCCCGAGGACGTGAAAAGCAAGTACGACAAGCAGATCGCCGACCTGACCACCTCGCTGGAGGCCGCCAACAAAAAGCAGGCCGCCCACGACAAGGAACTGGCCGACCGGGACGCGCAGCTCAAGACCTACGAAACGCGCGCCAGCCGGGCGCGCATCGCGCACGAGGAGGGCTTATCGTATGACGCGATCGACTTTTTGAAGGGCGACACGGAGGACGAGATCAAGGCATCGGCCTCCGCGCTGAAAAACCTGATGGGCAGCCGGAAGCCCAGCCCGGATTTCACGCCCGACGAAAAGGTGGCGGCCACCGGCGGCGACACGCGCGCCGCCATGCGCAAGCTGGCGCAGAGCCTTGGCAGCAAATAAAACCTTTAACGCCTCCCCTGGCAAGGGGAGGTGGCTCCGAAGGGAGCCGGAGGGGTTATCGATCGCGGCTCTGCTGCGCGTTCCCTTCCGAGGGTAAATACGCAAGTTTTATTTTGAGCTTTTGAAAGGAGAATTCTTATGGCAGTATCCCGCACTTTGTTCGACACGCACCTGATCACCGACCTGATCACCAAGGCCAAGGGCCGCAGCTCTCTGGCCGCGCTGTCCCCGCAGATCCCGATTGCCTTCAACGGCAACAAGGAGTTTGTGTTCAGCCTGGATTCCGACATCGACGTGGTGGCGGAAAACGGCAAGAAGACCCACGGCGGCTTTACGCTGGAACCCATCACCATGGTGCCCATCAAGGTGGAGTATGGCGCGCGCGTTTCCGATGAGTTTATGATCGCCAGCGAGGAAGAAAAGGTGGACATTCTCACCGCCTTCAACGATGGCTTTGCCAAGAAGCTGGCGGCCGGTCTGGACAAGATGGCCATGCACGGCATCAACCCGCGCACCGGCACGGCCAGCGCCGTGATCGGCGACAACAACTTTGACGCCAAGGTCACCCAGACCGTGAAGTT